TTCAGAAACAGGTGTTCCATCAGGAAGTACGATTTCTAATTCGGGCATGTTTTCATTTGCCATAATTGCTTACCTACGTTTTGTTTTTTTCTTAGCGACTTTCTTTTTAGCGACTTTCTTTTTAGCGACTTTTTTCTTAGCTGTTTTCTTTTTAATAACTCCACGACCTATAAGTACATCTTTAAAACTAGTTTTACCATCTCCATCTAAATCAGGAAATTTTTTCTTAGCCATAACTACACCTTTTTTCTATTATGTTGTTTACGAATAGACTCTTTACCACGTTTAGCTATTGCAGCTTGTTTTGGTTTCTTTTGAACTTTAGCTCTTTGTTCCATTACAGTTAGTATTTGTATCTTACGGGCAAAAGGTTTATTAGTTCTTTTAACTTTTGCTACCGTAGCTCTGGCATCAGCTTCAGTTGCGTATTTAATCTTAACGG